CGTTTGGCGTAGAAGGGCAAGCGTCGTGGGAATCACGTCGCGAAATGCGAGAGTTAGCACCGCTTATCTTGGCGAAAGATTACGAAGGAATTGCAAATAAAATTAAATCGATGTCACGTCTATGGGTCAACAAAGGTCTTGATGGATTGATTGCGCGACGACATAATGAAGCCGCGCTTTGTACGATTTAAAATAAAAAAATGCCTAATAACAAAAGATTCTATCCAAAGGTTACAATGGCACGCACTTATCGTGACACTCACGGAATGGAAATGCCAACATTGAAGTTGGCGCGTATATTATACGCAGAAAATAATTTATTATTTAAAGACGTTGAAGATGCGCGTAGAACATTGCGTCAAATTGAGGGCAAAACATCATTGAACGGGTATAAAGTTACACATCCACATCCGCCAAGAAGCAAAAATCCATACAACATTCCCGCATCTGACGAAATCGAGTACGAACCTTTTGAAATTAAGGGCCATAAAAGAATCGCTATTTTTTCAGACATACACGTCCCTTATCATTCTATTGATACCATCACGGCGGCACTTGATTATTGCAAGAAAGAGAAACCCGACGCGTTGTTGCTAAATGGTGACACAATCGATTGTCATCGTTTATCCAGGTTTATAAAAGACCCTAAAAAAAGAAACTTTGCGCTAGAATTAGACACATTTCGCGCATTGTTTGATGTGTTTGAGAAAGAATTAAATTGCAAAATATATTTTAAGATAGGCAATCACGAAGAACGTTACGAGCATTTTTTACAAGAAAAAGCGGGTGAACTTATTGGTGTGCAAGAATTTGATTTCAATAATATAATAAAAGCGCGTGCAAAGGGTATTGAAATAATAGGCGACAAGCGACCTATGAAGTTCGGCAACTTGTGGGGCATACACGGACACGAATACATCGGTGGCATCACTGCGCCTGTCAACCCAGCGCGCGGATTGTTTTTAAAATCAAAGGTTTCGTGTTTTCAAGGCCACAATCACCAATCGTCAGAACATACCGAGCCGACGTTATCGGGCGCAATGGTCACGACATGGTCATTGGGTTGTATGTCGGAATTGCATCCAGCATATATGCCGCTAAATCGTTGGAATCACGGCTTTGCTATGGTTGACGTTGATGGCGATAATTTTGAATTTAGTAATAAACGTATTTTCAAGGGTAAAATAGTGTAAATGAGTTTGCCCGATGATTTTTTGTTGTTAAGTGAAGAAGAAAAGTTGGAATTTGCGATTCGTGAAATGAATAGAATGTACGAAATTTACGAGTATTGGAAACAAATTGCTCAAAATCAAAGACAAATCATTGAAACAAGAGGACGAACTTCCCGAAGGCTTTGAGTACATTGACGCAACGTCTTGCTATGATTATATAGCAGCGGCGCACTACGCGATGTCAGCCATTGAGGGCATTGACGAAGAAATGCTAGAGCGCAAAGAGAAATCAAAGATTAAACTAATACGTTCACGTTCTATCGCAATTATCTATTCGGCGATTCTTGAGTTGTATGACGAGCGTTTTCCACCGCTTGATGAAACAACGTAGTTAAGTCATTTAACAACTTTTCACGTCTTATCTGCGCACGTTGTTCGTCAAACACGCATTTTGTAATGCGCGGCATTGCTTCAGCAACGTAAATTTTGAGAATTTGCTCGATTTCCATAGTTATTTGCAATTATGTTGCAAAAATAAATTAAAATAAATTTGTTTTGTTACAATTTATTGTCGTAGATTTGACAAGCAAAGCGATTCACGCCTAGCATTAAAAACAAACACAATGAAAACAATTCAGCAACAAATTTTAGACTTTACAATTCAATTAAATGAATTAGCAATTGAATTTAATAGCACCAATTTTACTGAGGATAGACCCGAAAGTTGCGTAATTGCTGAAATGCTTATAGTTACAAATATTATTCAAGAGTTAATTCCATAAACCAAACCAACAGGGGCGCGACTGCAACGCGCATTACTATGCAACAAGAACCACAACACATCTACACAACCAAAGACAACATTATTGTCGCAGTTATCACTATTATCGCATTGGCTTTAATGTTTGTACGATGATTAATCACGGACGACCTGGGAAAGAAGCAAAAGGATATGTCGAACTTTACAAAGACGGCAAATTTCAGAAACTAAAGTATTTCAGCAACAAGTACCAACGCCGTCTAATTATGGACGCGATGACTAAAGAAATTAAAAACCTATTTGGCGATTTTGCCCTACACATTAAATTAGAAGACTAATGACTTATTTTTTGCTTGCCGCATACATTTTATTGCTCTATCTCGCGTACAAGGGCGCTCAAGAATACAAATGAAACTATTATTATTTATTGCCTATATGGTTGCAATCATTGTGTTTGTAACGAATTTATACGGCGAAGACATTGAAGAAGAATATTAATGCACAATAACATAAATTATGTTAACGTGCAAAAATCAACTAGGGAACAAATTGTCCCTTATTTCATAAAATTGTTAAAAATAACAATTAAGTATTTATACAAGATAACACACTAATTCAAGCATAAATCTTATATAATTACTTAAAAAACGTAGTAATACTAAACAAAAATGAATAAATTTCAACTATTTAAACTACTAAAAGCCGCGCGATTCTTTCCGAAGTACGCGCCAGGTGTTACCCAATTCTACCACAAAATGAATGAATGGGACGGGCGCAAGACTATCGAGTTCAGCGACGACGACAACAGGCAAATAAAAGAGGGTGTAAACAAATTAATTGACGATTTAAAACGATTTAAATGACCGAGCAGCAAAAAAAGTATGTAGACGACAACCACGACAAAGAAGCCGTCACAGTGATGGCACGCGCTTTATGTTTGACTTTAACGCCTGTTCACGCGTATATGTTGCAAAAAGGCTACAAAGCCGTAAGATTTAACGTGTATCGTAAAGACACGACAAAGGTAAAAGAAGGTTTTTTTGATGTTGATTCGATAGATTTCTTTTAAAAATAATTTTGTTATAATAATTTATTGTATATTTACAACGCAAAGCGATTCACGCTGCGCTTTAAAACTAAAAAAAATGGCATACATCCACTGGCTTCGGGAAAATTACCCAAATGATCCGCTCACTACCGAGCAAGAAAACATTGAACTAGAAAACGGCTTTGAAGATTCTGAAACGGCGCGCCGATTGTCAGAAGATTGGGCAATTCTTTCACTTTATGAATTAGGCGAATAATGAGAAAACAACACGCACGTTTAGACGCTATTATGCGTATGATTACAAAGTGTGATAGTCGTTTAGTCTATATGTCTAAACACAAGCACTACGACGATTTAATCGCTCGCACATCACGCATCCGCAATCGTTTGTATTTGGCTTATTCTTATCAATTAATTAAAATGTTTCAAGATGTACTATGGACAAGACCAGGACAGGCCAACGATTAATCCAGACACTATTAAGTACGCGTTAATTTTAATTGCATTAATTTATATTTTTTTCTTACCATAAACTAAACCAACAATGGAAATTCAAAAAATCAACACCGCCGATATTATGTCTATCGGCAAAGCATTCGCCGAAAGCGGAATGTTTACGGACATCAAATCAGCCGCACAGGCGATAGTTAAGATTCAAGCGGGTCAAGAGATTGGCATACCGCCGTTTGCTGCAATGAGCGGCATTCACATCATACAGGGCAAACCTACAATCGGCGCAGGTCTTATCGCGTCATCAATCAAAGGTAGCGGCAAGTATGACTTTCGCGTTGTAGAACATAGCGAGAAAATATGTTCTATTGAGTTCTTTCAAGGCAAAGAATCACTTGGAATCAGCACATTCACAATCGATGACGCAAAAAAAGCGGGAACAAAGAACATAGATAAGTTCCCGAAAAATATGCTATTCGCTCGCGCTATTTCTAATGGTGTTAAATTTTACACGCCCGATGTATTTAGCGGCCCAGTGTACACGCCCGAGGAAATGGAACAAGTTACAATCGACGCGCCTGTCGAAGTATTACCCGATTACGACGACGTTATTGAAGCGATTAACAACGCAGTAGATAAAGCGGAGTTAACATCGCTATGGAAAGCACTACCGAAAGAAATGCGTGCGGCTAGCGAGTTAATAGACACGTTTAAAGCAAAAGCGGCGTCTTATGTATAACGCTGCGCAAGAGTATAGAATCAAATTGCATCGCGAGATTGAGGGCGCGATGCAGATTCTACACTATGACGAACAATGGAAAATATACTTGTTTAAATCGCTCTCAAACATTAAACCATCACAACCATTCGACGGCCAAGATAGAATCTTATCAGAAGCCTACAACGAAGTAAAACAAAGATTATGTCAGATAAACTAACAGTTCAATCGATTTTAAGCCTGTTTCAGACCGATAAAGCGCAACGTGCAACATTCGTGTCAGATATCATCGCACGACTTGAAGAAGGTAGCGCAAAACCTTTAGAAGTACATTTGCAAGCAAAAGCAATGATTGAAATCGCGGAAGCGTTAATCGCAGACAACACCTATCGCGATATTTTGCTAGAAGAAGCGACGAAATACGGCAAAGCGTTTGACTATCAAAACGCAAAGTTTAGCATTCGCGAAGTTGGTACGAAATACGATTATTCGCAATGCGGTGATTTGATGCTAGCAGAATTACAAGAACGTTCAGAACGCGCTACTATTGCACTTAAAGCGCGTCAAGACTTTTTAAAAGTAGTACCTACATCGGGCGTTCTATTCACGGACGAAATCACAGGCGAAACATACAAAATTTATCCACCATCAAAGACATCGACCACGAGCGTGGCAGTCACTTTAAAATAAACTAAAATGAACCTACAAGAAACACTTGACACCTGGAGAGCAAATGCAGCCAAAATTGTTGCAGAAAATGAGAATTTAACTTACGTTAACTATGTAATGAATAACGTAGATTACGAAGTATTAAAGCAATTTGCAGAAGAAAACAAAAGACCTTTTGAGCAAACTACTGATAATAAATTTTACACCGCAGGATATGAAACGGGTTTTTATTGGATGATATATTCAAAACCCGTTGAAATCAAACATACATACGAAGTAATTAACTTATAACGTGCGCCCGTGACGATATAACGGGCCTTATCAATTATGAATACGCTATATACAGGTTCAATTTGTTTGTCAGACATTGACAAGTCAAAAATTGCAAAATCAGAAAAGAACGGAAAACTTTATTTGTCAATTGACATTTGGGTAAACGAGCAACCCGATAACTACGGGAACATTGGCTCAATCAACGTGCGTCAATCTAAAGAAGAACGCGAAGCAAAAGAAAAGAAAACTTACATCGGTAATTTTAAGCAACTTGAAGGTAAGCCACAAGCGGGAACGTATTTGGCAGACGAAGACAAAAATGATTTGCCGTTTTAAATTAATCAACGCTCTAGTTTAAATACTAGAGCGTTTTAAAATTTTGATATGAAAATTGAATTAAATCACAAAATAAAAAACGATAAATATACCGAATATTTATACGAAGCGTTTGACATTCAAAATAAAGACGAAAGCAATGTTACTATTGAAAACAATATTAAATTAGAAGAAGATGAGAAATGGAACATTGGTGTAATTTATGGTGGTAGTGGAACAGGAAAATCAACTTTATTAAAAAGTTTTGGTCAAATTACACAACCCGTTTTTGATAACGATAAAAGTTTAATATCAAATTTTGATTGGTTGACGCCTGAAAACGCTGCGCATTTATTAAGCGCGATGGGTCTTGCAAGTGTCCCGTGTTGGTTGCGTCCTCATTCAACATTAAGCAATGGCGAACAATATCGCGCAAATCTTGCTTATTGTGTTTCTAAAGCAAGTTCAAACGATGTTATATTGATTGACGAATATACTTCTGTAGTTGATAGAGATGTAGCAAAAGCAATGAGCAACGCTTTACAAAAATTTATTAGACGAGAGAATAAAAAAATAATTCTTGCAAGTTGTCATTTTGATATTATGGAATGGTTGAATCCCGATTGGATTTATAGCCCAAATAAGAGGCGCGTCGAGAGATGTGATTTACTTCGGCGAAGCGAAAGACCGAAAATCGAATTGGAGATATTTCGATGTAGATATGAAACTTGGCGTTTATTCAAACAACATCATTATTTAACGCAAGACTTAAATAAAAGCGCAAAAACTTTTATAGTGTTGTTTAATGATAAACCGATGGCATTTGTTGCTATACTTCCATTGCCGAGCGGAACAATACAAAACGCATTTAGAGTGTCACGTCTTGTCGTGCTTCCAGATTATCAAGGTCTTGGCGCAGGCATAAAGATTCTTAATTATTTTGGTTCATTGTATCAAACAATTAATAAAAGTTTGTATATAAAAACTTCCAATCCTTCATTATTTAAAGGAATGGAACGAAATACAAAACATTGGAAACTTGTTATGGAAAACAATGATATTCAATCTATTAAGAAGACTAACGATAAATTAATTTTAGACGGAAAAGATAATGGAATGAAATTAAGAAAAGAATCAATAACCAAAAGTTATAAATATATTGGAGAAATAACCAAAGATTCAACTAATATCGTTACATTTAATTGTGCAGCATACAAAGATGTTGGACAAAATCAAATTAATTTATTTTAAAAACACATCAAAATGAAAGTAGAAAAATCAATCAAAAAATTGCAAATTGAAAAAATGCTTAACGAAGAAAAAAGCGCAAAAGAAATTTCAATTTTATTAAAAACTAACATCGCTTACGTTTACAAAGTTAAAAGAGATACAAAAGAAATTTTATTTGAACACAAAGAAACTTCAACTATTTAATGAATCATCAAGAACGATATCAACGCGCTCACGAACATAATTTTAAACACGCTTATCCGCAAGCTTACGCAGACGGGTTGTATAGTTCACCAAAGATGCCTAAAATAAAAACTGCAAATGGACTTACAACGTTCATTTGCAACTTTTTACTTTGGCACGAACATCGTGCAACACGCGTTAACGTGATGGGAAGACTTGTTGAAGGGAAAGAAAAACACGGCAATGATATTGTAACAATCAAGAAATATATTCCATCAACAACTCGACGCGGAACGTCGGACATTTCAGCAACAATACGCGGACGCTCGGTAATGATTGAAATTAAAATAGGTGCAGATAGACCATCGCCGTATCAATTAGCCGAGCAAATAAAAGAACGTAGAGCCGGTGGAATTTATGAATTTGTATCTACGCCACAAGATTTTTTTAAACTTTACGACACAATTATGACAGAGATTTGTACAATACACAATACATTATTAATTGAAGGTGTATGTGTCAAATGTTTGGAAGATAAGAATAATTAGTATATTTGCAACGAATCGGGCAGGATTCATTAAGAACGCATTTGAACCTTTTTAGGGGATGGCCTGCCCGCCTGAACCTAGAAAGGTTTTTTAATTTAATTATGGAAAAGCAATCTTACTATTTTAGTCACGATAGCAACGCTAGAAATGACGTAAAAATTATTAAACTACGACGTCAATTAGGTCTTGAAGGTTATGGTCTTTATTGGTGCTTGATTGAAATGTTGCGCGATGCGCCACAAAATAGATTGCCTATTGATGCAATTGATGACATTGCATTTAGTTTAAACATTAACAAAGAAAAAATTGAAACTGTTATAAGCAATTATGGATTGTTTAGCGTTGACCAATTAAATTTCTTTAGTGAACGTCTTATTCGCTCAATGGAACAATACAAAGAAATTAAAACAAAACTTTCTGATGCTGGCAAAAAAGGAATGATAGCACGATACAAAAAAGACAAACCAATTAAACCAGAAGTAGTGTTATGATTAATCAAGATAGCATAAACGAATTAAAGCAACTTGCTAAAATGAGCGAAATTTTAGCGTTATTTACTAGCGTTAAACGTTCGGGTAGTGAATACGAAGCAAAATGTCCAATACATAATGAAAAAACACCTTCTTTTAAAGTGCCATCTAATAATGATGTATTTGGAAAGTGTTTTGGTTGCGGTTTTAGTGGTGACGTATTTGATTTAGTAATTAAAATAAATAATTGCACATTTTACGAAGCCGTCGAATTTGTTGCAAATCATTACAATTATGAATTAGAACAAGACGATAAGAAAATAATAATACCACAAGCAAGACTTGAGAAAATAGAACCTAAATTAATTAAATGGTTTGAAGATAGAGGAATTTCAAACAATACTTTATTGAGATTTAAGATAACTCAATCTATTGAATGGATGCCTAAAGCAAAGTGTGAAACACCTGTTTTATGTTTTAATTATTATCGAAATGACGAACTTGTAAACATAAAATATCGTGGCGCACAAAAAGACTTTAGACTAAATAAATCAAGTGAATTAATATTTTACAATATAGATTCATTAAAAGACGAAGAAACTTGCGTCATCGTTGAAGGTGAAATCGATGCGTTAAGTATGTACGAAGCAGGCATCTACAATGTAGTAAGCGTACCGAACGGAACAACCCCAAAGGGAAATATGCGTTTGCAATATCTTGATAATTGTTACGAGTATTTTATAAATATGCGCAAAATAATTATTGCTACTGACAACGATAATGTAGGCAAAGCATTAAAAGAAGAACTATCGCGCAGACTTGGTAAAGATAGATGCTTTGAAATACAATACCCACAAGATTGCAAAGATGCAAATGACGTATTGAAATTACACGGCAAAGAAACGCTTGCAAGTTTAATAGAATGTGCGCGTGAACTTCCAATCGATGGCATAGTAAATCACGACGATTTAGCAAATGACGTGTTAAACTATTACGAAAATGGATACCCACAAGGAACAAAAACAGGAATCGAAGGTTTTGACGAATACTTACAATTGATGCCAGGTCAATTCACGACCGTAACGGGCGTACCAGGTCACGGCAAATCAGAATGGGTCGATAATATGATAGCACACACGGCCGTTAAATCGGGTTGGAAATGGGCCGTTTGTTCTTTTGAAAACACACCAGCAGCACTACACGCAACTAAATTAGTAGAAAAATTGAGCGGAAAAGCGTTTGACTTTCGTAAAGACCCTACAAATAGAGTAAGTTCAGGCGATATTGAAATGCTTTTAACGTTTATAGGCTCAAATTTCGCTTTTATAAACACAGGCAACACAGACATCACATTAGAAGGTATCCTCGCTAAAACAAGCGAATTAGTCGCAAGAAAAGGCATTAACGGCTTATTGATAGACCCTTGGAATTACATTGAACATAAAATACCTGTTGGGATGCCTGAAACGTTATACATTTCTGATTCGCTTACTAAAATAAAACAAGCAGCCATAAAATTGGGCATTCATATAATTATCGTCGCTCACCCAGCAAAATTACAAAAGCCATTAGGGCAAAAAAAGTATGAAGTGCCAACAATGTATTCAATTTCGGGTAGTGCGCATTTTAATAATAAGACCGATAACGGGTTGACGGTTTATAGAGATTTTGAAACAGGAAACGTGCAAATTCACATACAAAAAGTAAGATACTCTTGGTTAGGTAAAATTGGATGCGTAGAATATTTTTATAATACATACACGCGTCAATATGAACATATTAGTAACTAGGTTATAACCAGGTTAGTAACCTTGTTACAACTACGTTATAGCATTAAATAAAAGTAAATAAAATAAAAGAAAAAAAAGAGAGGCGCTTGCGCTATTTTTTTGTAATAATTTAACGCTATCTTTGATTTGAAAATAGAAATCGATAGAAATGGCTGGAAGAAAAAAAGGAACACCCAAAACAGGCGGACGCGTAAAGGGTAAACCAAACACAGAACTTATGAGCGTGCGC